CGATGGTCAAAAGAAACGTGCTTGGCATCGTTGCCGTACTCGGTGCGATAACGGTCGGCAAGATGGCGATGATGGCGAAGGAGGCCATCAACTTAGCCGACTCTCTGGGCAAGACAGCCGGGAAGCTGGGCATCTCTGTCTCTGCGCTTCAAGAACTTCAGTTCGCAGCGAACCAGAGCGGAGTCAAGGTCGAGACTCTCAACATGGGCTTGCAGCGGTTCGGTCGTCGCGCAGCCGAAGCCGCAGCCGGAACGGGTGAAGCAAGAGACGCTCTGAAGCAGCTCGGCATTCAACTCAGAGATGGCGAAGGCAATCTCCGAACGACCGAAGAGTTGTTCATGGATGCCATCTCCGCGCTCGGTGGAGTCGCGAGCCCGCTTGAGCGTGTCCGTCTAGCGTTCAAGCTGTTCGACTCCGAAGGCGTGGCTATGGTGAACATGGCCGGAAAGACCGAGGCGCTTAGGGAAGAGGCTCAGAAGCTCGGCCTCGTTCTATCGGACGAGGTGATAGCGAAGTCCACCGAAACCAAAGACACGATGGAACTCCTGAGTCGGATGGCATCCAATCAACTCGCACCGGCACTCACGCATCTGGGCGGCGATGTACTCATCAGCCTTGCAGAGTCATTCGCGGAGCTTGCCGGTTGGGTCAACAAGGTCTACAGGCACTTTGTAAACATCAAGGATCTTGGCCTCGCCAACGCGCAAATCAAGCTGAAGGAAGAAACCGTTGCTCTCACCGCTGCCTACGAGAATCTCGAAGAGAAGAAGGCCAAGGCTGCGAAGGTAGAGGGCTTAGGTGGTCATCGAGAAGCCACGCCCAAGCGACAGCTACAAGAAGCACGGGAAGAATATGAGAAACTTAGCAAGTCAATAGGCGAAACGGTCATTCAGATAGAAACGCTAGCGGCCACTCGCGCAAAGGCAGACGATCAACCCGGAGGTGGTGGCAAGCCATCCGGTGTGAGTAAAACCGTTGCAGAGATGCAGAAGGGAGTCGCAGACAGGAAGGCTCTCGAACAAGAGGTTCACGATCACATCCTACAGCTTCGCGGTGAAGACATAAGGCTTGCACAAGAGGCTGCTGATGCGAAGCTGGCAATACTCAATTCTGCATCGGATGAAGAGAACGAGGCGACTAACAGCTTCGCGCAAGCAAGAGCAGACATCGCAGAAGCCTTGAAGATAGAGATCACAGAGATCGAGCAGGATGGTGCCGACGAGATCAGCGGCATACGAAGAGGCATCCATCAAGAATATCTACAGTCGATTGGCAAGGAAGAAGATGCCGTTCGGCTGCGGCTTGAACATGAGATCGAGGCTCTGAAGGAGAACATCAACGAGAAGACCTATCTCGAAAGTCAGTACCAAGAAGACAGAGTGAAGCTCGAAGCTATCGCAGCGGCAGAGATCGACGACATCAGAGAGAAAGACCTGGAGGACGATAAGAAAGCAAACGCAGACAAGATGAAACAGTGGGAGGCGCTGAACCAGTTCGTTACGGACGGCTTCAACGATGCGCTGGCGACGATGCTTCTCGATGGAGAGATCACCTTCAAGGCGCTCGCTGATTCATTCCTTCGAGAGTTCGTCAAGCTGGGAGTCGCGAAGACAACCGCAGGCTTATTCGATTCCATTGGTGATGTCTTTGGTAGTCTCCCCACTGGAGGTAGTCAATCGTCAGCTCCGCAGAAGAGTGGATTCAGCCAAGTACCAGAAGCAGCCAGCGGCGGTCCTATCGGCGGTGGCCCGATCCTCGTCGGTGAGCGCGGCCCCGAGTTGTTCATCCCAGGCCGCAGCGGGTTCGTTGCGACGAACATGTCTCTCAATAGCATGGCATCGAAGGGCGGCGGCGGGAACGTGGCCGTGACCGTCATCAACAACACCGGAGAGGAGTCATCGACAACCGAACGCGATGGACCCAACGGAGAACGGAACATTGAGATCCTGATCGGTAAGGCGATCTCCAAGAACATCTCTCGCGGTGGCAATGTGGATCAGGCGATCCGCAACAGCTACGGCGTCAACCGTGTCGGGAGGCATGGACTCTAATGGCTGAGTGGCCTGGAACACTACCGGACGCGCCGCAGTACGGATGGACCGAGACACCAGGGAACTCACTGGTGCGAACCGAAACAGATGCGGGACCGGCGAAGCTGCGCCGACGCTTCTCGTCATCGCCTTCGCAGTTCTCGCTTCAGTTCTCCATGACGACGGCGCAAGCAACGACGCTCATGGAGTTCTACAACAACAACTCTGCCGATACACCTTCTGGTACTTCGGGTGGTGCGCTTACGTTCGGAACGCTCACTCATCCTAGAACTGGTCTAGGTGTTGGGACTGTGACAACGACGAACGGATGGCGCTTCTTGGCTCCTCCCGTCATCACGCAAGACGCCTTCGGACACTTCCGAGTCTCGCTTAGTCTGGAGTTGCTCGCGTGAGTCGAACCGTATCTTCAGCAGCTCGTCAAGCGATGTACGATCAAAGCACCGAAGAGGTGTTCGTCCTGCTATTGGAGATCAGTAACGAGGACGACCCATCTCAGCCGATCCGCACCGCAATGGATTCCCTAGACCTCGACTCGAAGCTGACCGTGGATGGAACGGACACGCACGCCTCTGCGGTCACGTTCGCGGGTGGCTTCTTCGGGATCGAGTTACCAGAAGAAGCGGGTGAGAATATCTCTAGCGTTCGCCTGTCGATTGATAACGTGGACAGAGAGATCGTTGCCGCGATTCGCAGAGCTTCGGAGCCACCCGAGGTTCGGATGTGGATTGTCCTCCGAAGCTCGCCCGATGTCGTCGAGGCTGGACCCTACTACTTCGTTCTTGAAGGTTCTGAATACTCTGCTGCGGTGGTAACGGGAGAACTATCGTTCGAGGACATCACGAACAGAAGATTCCCGAAGGACGAGTTCACTCCGCACTTGACGCCTGGACTGTTCTGATGTCATGGACGAACGCATACATCGGCATTCCGTACAAGATCAGCGGTCGAGGGATGAACGCGCTCGACTGCTGGGGACTCGTTCGCCAAGTCTACAGTCGCGAGCTGGGAATCGAACTTCCCTCTTATGCGGGATACAATGACAGCCTGGACGGTGACGCCTTCGCTGCCGCCTTCGGGCAAGAGAACAGCGCGTGGAAAGAAGTCGAGGGAGCGCCGAAAGAGTACGACGTGGCGTGGTGTCGGATCGTCGGCGTCGAGTGTCACTGTGGAGTGATCCTCGGCAATCGTCTGATGCTTCACTCTATGGAAGGCGTTGACTCCTGCATCGTGTCAACCTCGACGCCCGCATGGCAGCGGAGGATCTTGCGATGCTACCGACTCAGCTAGGCGTCGAGGTAGCACGCAATCCCTTCGAGGGTCATCGCGTCCAAGCCTACGCCACCGAAGGCGAGTCGCTGGAGGCGATCATCCTGGCGCAAGGGCTTAGGCTCGATGGCGTCTATACGGTCAACGCCGTCATCAACGGCGAGATGGTTCCCGAGAGTATGTTCGCCCGAGTCAGACCGAAGGCTGGGACGCTCGTTGTCATTCGAGTCGTTCCTCGCGGTGGTCCGAAAGGGAAGGCAATTCTATCCATCATCGTCGGCATTCTCATCATTGCCGCCAGTGTCTACGCACCCGGACCTCTGACGCTTGCAGGTGGTGTGGCAATCATCGGCGCGCTGGCAACAATCGGATCAGGGATAGCGTCTCTCCTTGCGCCACCTCCAGCCGTTCCCTTCAGTGGAGATATTCCGCAGAGTCAAGACTCAGCAGCTTTAACCGGAACCAGGAACAGCGCAAGACTGTACGGACCAATCCGAACTGTCCTTGGTCGGTATCGCGTCTATCCTGATCTACTCGGCAAGCCGTTCATCGAGACAGTTGGCAATGACTCGATAATTCGGATGCTTCTCTGTTTCGGCTACGGGCCGATGGATATCACTGACATTCGCATTGGCGAGACGCCCATCTTGGAACTCATCCCAGCATCAAAGTACAATGTCCTAGAAGGGTGGGATGACGATGCGCCACTGTCAATCTTCAGAGACGAGGTTGACTTCAATGGACTCATCCAGCCAGACCTTCCGAGACATGATCCAACCATTGAGGTGGCTCCGGTAGGCAACCTAACAACAGGTGCGGGTCCAGAAGAGATATCGTTCGACATCTTCTTCGCTGCCGGATTGATTGCATTCGCAGGTTCAGGTAGGCCAACCAGTGTCACGGTGCGGTTGAGAGTCGAGGAGAAGGAGGCCGGTGAAGATGTAGACGACTATTCGCTCATCAGTGATCCGACCCTTGGCGTTGACTACGACATGGATACCGATACCGGGATCACGAAAGTATCGGCTG